AAAGTTCTAACCAACCTTGGTATTCATAACTATAAGGTTGTAGTCGAACCTCAGAATGAAGAAGCTTATAGTTCTGTATTTGCTCCAGATAATCTTGTCGTGATGGATAAAAATGATCAAGGTATTGCATATGTAAGAAATTATATTAAGCAGTACTCTAAACAAAACAACGAGACACATCACTGGCAACTTGATGACGACATTAAAAGATTGTATTACATTTGGGGTGTCGGAAACAAACATAGAATGACAGATCCATATGCTTTTACAGTAGTGGAAACTGTGATGAAGAATTATCCTAGAGTTGGTATTTCTGCATTCACTCACGGCGCCTTTGCTGCTTTTCAAAAGAAGAAATACAAATTTTCTGCTCAATGTTGCACAATAGTTTGTGTCAGCAATGATAAGTCAGCAACATGGGATCCAGAAACTATTGAAGATACCGATTACAGTTTACAACTTCTTTATGCAGGTGATTGTACATTACTATTTAATTGTTATGGTTATGACATTCCAAAACAAATGACTCAAAAGGGTGGTAACACTGAAGCATTTGTCGGTGGTGCTTTATATAAAAGACAACTTAGACTTAAAGAAAAGTATCCTGGAATGTTTGAGATAGAGTTAAAAGACGGAACTTCTAGAATCAAACCTTCCAAGATTTGGTCTCGCTTCAAACATCAGGTGCTATAATGAAATATGATAAATGGTCGGAACGATATCTAGATCTGGCTAGAGCAGTCTCAACTTGGTCTAAGGATCCTTCTACCAAGATTGGAGCTGTTGCTGTAGGTTCACATGGACAAATTATCTCACAAGGCTATAATGGCTTTCCCAGAGGTATTCATGATATTTCAGAAAGACTTGAAGTTAAGGAAGAAAAATACAAATATGTAGTTCATGGTGAGATGAACTGTATATATAATTCATGCCTAAATGGATTAAGTCTCAAAGACACCACACTATATGTGTCAGGACTTCCTGTCTGTTCCGAATGTGCCAAGGGTATTATTCAAGTCGGAATCAGCACCGTCATCACTCAGTATGACAAAGAAAAAGTAAATCCAAACTGGGCACAATCCAATCTACTTACAAAACAAATGTTTAATGAAGCAAATGTCAATTATTTTCAATTTGACATGAACGGTGAGCTTATAGTATGAAAATGATGATTTTTGACTTCGAGACGATGGGTACCAGCACACATAATTGTGCAGTACTGGATTGTTCTCTTTTTGTTTTTGACACTGATCTATTTCTGTCAGATCCTTACACACTAGAGACTGTAACCGAAATTAAGACTTTGAAGCCTTCAGTAAAGGATCAGGTTGATAATTACGGTTACAAGGTTAGTAATGATACAATCAAGTTCTGGAGTGAACAGAGCAAGGAAGTACGTGACCGAATTAAGCCAAGACCAACCGATATTACTCTAGAGGACTTTGTAGATCAATTTATTGATTATGTAGCCAGCAAGGGCATTAAGTATTGGTGGTCAAGATCAAATTCATTTGATCCGATTATTCTCTGGCGCATGGCAGAATCAGTCGGTCGACTAGAAGAACTTCACAGACACCTTCCTCACTATAAGCTTAGAGATACTCGTACATATATTGACGCCAAACTTAGATTCCCAAAGAAGAATTCCTTTACACCGATTAAGGATGAAACACTCTGGGAAGAAAAGTTTAAACTACACAATAGCTCTTGGGATATTCTGGCAGATATTCTAAGAATTCAAGCTATTGCCAGAATTGAAAATGATTTGGAGATGATATGAATAATATAATTGATAATGACGCTGTAAAGAGATCAATTTATAATGAATCAACTAAGCCTGTGAATACTCTGTATAAATACAACGAAGGTAAAATCCTTCACGACATCACCGAATATGTAAACAAGACATACGGTGAACACTATTCCCAAAACAACTATCAAGCCACCGAGTTTATTATTGACGGTGGACATGGCATTGGATTTACCATTGGTAATATCCTAAAGTACGCTCAGAGATATGGGCGTAAGGGAACTCCCGAAGATTGGCGGAAGGATCTAATGAAGGTCATTCATTATGCTATCATTGCACTACATGTGCATGATCTTGAAACTAAGGACAAAGTATGACAATCGAATACTCTAAAATGATTTCAGCACTAGTGAAGCCAGGTGCTGTTATTCAGAATAGTTTAACACCAGATTCTATTAATCTCTGGCATATGGCAACAGGTATTTCTGGTGAAGCCGGTGAACTACTAGATGCTGTTAAAAAGCATGTAATCTACAATAAGACACTTGATGTAGATAATGTAATTGAAGAACTAGGTGATCTTGAGTTCTATATGGAAGGACTTCGTCAAGCACTTAAAATCACTAGAGAAGAAACAATCCAAAAGAACATTGAAAAGCTTTCAGTTCGTTACCACGGACTGACTTATAGTGACCAAAAAGCTCAAGAACGAGCAGATAAGAATGGAAATTAATATATGAGCACTGAAATTAAAGTACCCATCGAAGAATTAAGAAAAAGAAAGCTATTTGTTGCCGCTCCAATGTATGGCGGGCAATGTGCAGGCATGTTTGCCAGATCTGTTGCAGATCTTTCAGCACTTTGTACACACTATGGTATTCAGGTAAGATTCTACTTCCTATTTAATGAATCACTGATTACTCGTGCCAGAAACTATTGTGCCGATGAGTTTATGCGCTCTGGCGATACTCACCTAATGTTTATCGACTCAGACATTGGTTTCAATGCTCAGGATGTTATTGCTCTTCTAGCACTATCCGATCATGAAGATCCAAATAACCAGTACGATATCATCGCTGGTCCATATCCTAAGAAGTGTATCTCATGGGAAAAGATCAAGACAGCTGTTGACAAGGGCTTTGCCGACGAGAATCCTCAGAATCTCGAAAAGTATGTCGGTGACTATGTCTTTAACCCAGTACAAGGTAATGGCGCTATCCCACTTGGCGAACCAGTAGAAGTTCTTGAGGCTGGTACGGGCTTTATGATGATCCGTCGAGCAACATTTGAGAAGTTTGCAGAAGCATATCCAGAGCAGCTATATACTCCAGATCATATCCGCACCGAGCATTTTGATGGTTCACGGCAGATCATGGCTTTCTTTGACACTCCAATCTGCCCAGACACAAATCGGTACCTTTCAGAAGATTACATGTTCTGTCAGTGGACACGTAAGGCTGGTATGAAGGTTTGGTTCTGTCCATGGATGTCACTACAGCATGTTGGTATGATGGTCTTTGGTGGTTCACTAGTAGATCTGGCACAGATTGGTGCTAGTGCTACAGCCGATCCAGCAATGTTGAAAAAGAACTTCAAAAAGTAAGTTGACATTTTATGGCATACCGTATAGATATGGTATATCGTTTTATCATGGAGAATAATAATGAAGTTTGATTCACGTACCCTACAAATCCTTAAAAACTTTTCTACAATCAATCCCTCAATTCAGTTCAAGCCCGGCAAGACATTGTCCACCATTTCTACTGGTAAGACAATTATGGCTCGTGCAAAGATTGCTCAGGACATTTCTGGTCAGTTTGCAATCTATGATCTGAGTCGTTTCCTCGGAACCATTTCCCTCTTCTCTGATCCCGAACTTGATGTTCAAGAAAAGTTTATGGAAATCCGTGAGGGTCAGCGCAAGCTTAACTATACATTCACTGAACCAAGTCTGATTGTGACTCCACCAGATAAGGACATTAAGCTTCCTGATCCAGAGGTAAAGTTTTCACTTGATGCCACTGATCTGCAGGAAGTTCTTAAGGCTCTAGCCGTTCTGTCACTACCTGAAATTGCTGTCGTTGGTGACGGTGAATCCATTACAGTCCAGGCTATTGACAGCAAGAATCCATCTGGTGATGTGTATTCAGTCAAGGTTGGTGATACAAAAAACGTATTCCGCATGATTATTCGTGCTGATAATCTTAAGCTACTTCCTGGTGCTTATGATGTTGAAATTTCTGCCAAGGGTCTCTCCAAGTTTACTGGGGCTGAGGTAGAATATTTTGTGGCTGTTGAGTCCAACTCGACCTTTGAAGGTTAATCTTCCTTTGAAGATTAAAATCGGCGGGAGTTTCGGCTCCCGCCACATTTTGTTATGGAGAAACTTATGCTTGAGGACTTTTTGTGGGTAGAAAAGTATCGCCCTAAGACTATCGCAGACACTATTCTGCCAGATAATCTCAAGTCTACATTCCAAGAGTTTGTAAACCAGAAGAATATTCCTAATCTTATTCTGGCAGGACCTGCTGGTTGTGGTAAGACAACTGTTGCTCGTGCTATGCTTGAGGAACTTGAATGTGACTATATCATCATCAACGGCTCGATGAATGGTAACATTGACACTCTACGCAATGAAATCAAGAACTTCGCCTCGGCTGTTTCACTTGCTGGTGGTCGTAAGTATGTAATCCTTGATGAGGCTGACTATCTAAATGGCAACTCAACTCAGCCTGCACTTCGTAACTTTATGGAAGAGTTTTCAAAGAACTGTGGTTTCATTCTCACTTGTAACTACAAGAATCGTATTATCGAGCCACTTCAT